TTTGCACTAGCTAGAGTTGCTTGACCAATAGTTTGTAAGATATGCTTATCTTTTTGGAAAGATAATGCTCTACCCATTTCAGTAGAGTACGCACTTCTTACGTCCCAATGGTTTTTTGCCTCTTCAATATTTGAAACAAATACTGATGAGATTAATAGGTCATTAATTGTAATAACCTTTTCGGCTGAGTTAACCGCAGAACCTAATATTTCTGCTCCAACTGCGTGGTATTCAGCACCTATTCTTCCCATTACTGGAAAAGATGCAGATTTACCATTACTGATACTTCTTACCATATCAGCACCCTGTGTTTTTGAAGCTCTATCAAATGAAGTAATTACTTCACCTGCGAATACTTTTAAAAACAGAGCATCATCACGAGTTGAACCACTATTAGCATTTCCGAACTTAACTGGACTTGCGTTTGACATTTTAGTGTCTCCTTTTTTTGATGTTAGTTTATAAAAGCCTCTTCAATAAAGTTATTTAGTCAAGATTGTCCTCCGCAGAGGGTCAAGTTATTTGGCTAAATTAAAGGTGGCAGTTGCCTCACAGTATGTGATGCACAACTATTTTTTTTTTTCATAACAAGCAGTCGCCGCTACTTGTCGTTCTTTGTCTTCAACTACTACATAAACTCCAGTCTTACCTTCTTTGTAAAACTTCATTTTTTCAATGTGTTTAGTACATTCCTTGTATGTTTTAAATTTTTCTTTAACCATATATTTAAAAACAAACTCTTCAGTTCTAGGTGATGTCTGTGGGTTTACAAGTAGAAGCAATAACGCTTCTATCATATTATGACTTGGCGGTTTTTGCGGCTCTCTTAAATTGACTTGCAGTAGGTCTTCCTTTAGTACCTGCTGTTCTCATTTTTTCACCACTACCTGCGGCGATACGTTTACGCTTTTTGTGAATGTTTCCATACAAACTATTTTTTGCCATTTTTTTCCTTGTTCATTGATGCTTCAGTTAATTTATCTATTTCAGATATTGCGTGTTTTGCATGTACTAATTTATCAAACTGTGATTTTACAGTTTTCATAAAGTTGTCATGGTCTGCAACACCGACAGCGTTTTTTAAAAACGTATCAATAACTGCTGTGCTTTCCGCAACTTCTGCGTCATACAGCTTTCTTAATGCTATTAACCACATGATTATATTTCCGATTTAGAAAGTTTATCTTTTACCATGTTTTGATAAGCAGGGTCTTTTTGGTATCTGTCATCAGACATAGCAGTCGTCACTTCAGCCCATGATTTATAACCATCAGTACCAGTAGCAGACGCTTTGCCTTCTACTAATTTAGGGTCAGAACCATTAACGGCTTCGTATTTTGCTTTTAAACCTATGACAGCTAGTTTAGCAGTTTCTAAATTTTTAGAATTAACTGCTGTATTATAAGCTGACTTCTCTGCGTCAGTCATATTGTCTGCCGCCCAGTTAGACATCTCTGCATAACTTTCTGCACCACCTACTATATCTTTTATAGATGTAGCTTGTTGTTCGGCTACTGCTTTTTGACCTTCAATAAACTGGTCTACATAATCTTTAGGTATACCTGCTTTTTCTAAAGCCTCATACGATTTAGCATCTAACTCACCTTTTTCTGCATATTCAGAAGACAGGTTTTCCATATTAAGACCTGCACTCTCAACAGCTTTTTCAGCTATCTCTAAATCATTCTTTGTTTCTTCTTTAGGAGCATCTACTTTAGGTGCTTCCGTATTATCGCCAAGTTTCTTTTCTAATTCCTGATAGGACTTTGCTAAATCTTCAACTGAATTGAATTTTTCAGGTAAGCCTTCAGGTTTACTTTGTGCAACATTTTCTTCTACTGGCTTTTCGCTAGTAGTCTCGTCTTGTTTTATCTCTACTGTTTCTACCATGTTTCCTTTTTTATTATTGTGGTTTAGTTAGGTTGTTAGCAACTTGTGGAATTGCTTTCTCTGCCATCTGCATCATCTGGTCATTCTGCATCTGTTCTTCTTGTGCCGCTTGTTCTTCAGCTAATTGTTCTGGTGATTTTAATAGACCATCTGTATCAATACCTAAACCAATAGCGATACGTTTNATTAAATCATCAGGNTTTAACGCTGAAACTACTTGCGGATTTATCTGTGCAAGATTTCCTATCTCTGCAACAAATTCTCTTAATTTTTGTAAATCATTTCCTCTACCTAATGCTTCAATACCAGTAATAATAGTTGGCTGTACTGTTCCTTTAGGTAATGTTGGAATTTCTTTTGATTGTTCCATTCTTTTCATAAGTATTGCTACCAATGGAAGTTGAAACTCTTGTGATAATAATGAATATATACCACCCATAGCTGTTTCTAATTGTTCAGCCATGTATCTAATCTCTTGTGCTGTCACTCTTTCAGCATCTCTTTGTATTGCTGTGTGTAATAAGAATGCGTAAGACATTCTTTCTTCTAATTTAGCAATACTTCTTTCTACTACTTGTAAATCATATTGTTTTTGTGCTTGTAGTACAGACACATCATCAGCAGTACCAGTTATAATGTCACCATTTCTAGTCATTGCTAAATCTTTTTTTCTAGTCACAGAATTAGGTCTAACCATGAATACAATTTTAGAAGAAGCCGCCGCACTTTCTACAAGTGCTTGTGATAATCCTTCTAATGATTTTAAATCACCTAAAAATTCTTCTACATATCCTCTGCCGTAATCTTCATTGTCAACTCTTACCATTCTTAATGCTTGATAAGGCATTCTTTCAGCTTTAAAATTACCTACACTTTCAGGTATTTTAATTCCATTAACTTCTTGGCATACATAAAAACTGCTATCATCTAATCTGTATATGTGAGTGTATAATTCTACATCATCATCAATTTTGTAATCAGGGTCTTGCACTACTTGTTCCGCAATGTCTTTACCTAAAGATAATACATTAGCTTTTTCTTTTATAATTATTTCTAATATGTTTCCTGAACTATCTCTTCTACATACATATTGTGATAGAGGGAACACTCTCATGTTTCCTTTTTTAGGTAAGTAAGTTAATACATTACCACCTACAATAAGATGTTTTAATGCTTCAAATACTGAAACTCTTAATGCTAATGTTTCTATTTTAGTAGATACTTCTTTTTCAATTACAGATAATGATTTCTCTATATCTGTTTTCATTTCTTTGTTTTCTTCTAGTTCTTGTTTAGCGTCTCCTGCTATTGATAGTCTAAAGAAGGGGGAATTGGGAGGGAGTAAAAGTAAAAGAAGTTTACTTGCTAGATTGTTAACACCTCTAGCACCTACTGATTGGAATGGATTGTATAAATCTGATGAAGATGTAAAGCCGTCTGGTTTAATTAAAGAAGGTATAGTTAATTCACTGCACTCTTCTGCTCTGTCTAAATAATGTTCTCTATCTGTTGAAAGTTTTGAATAACGTGATTTCGCTGTATCTTTCTTTTGTAAAACATCTGCGTATTCCATCTATTATATAGTTGATGAAGTAGCTATGTTTAATCCTGAAGAAGTATTTAAAGCAGTTGTTCCTGACTTTTTAATTTTCTTTTTCTTGATGTTTAAATCAGCATCATTAGCCTTTACCAATTCTGGTGATAAATCCTGTGCTTGGTCTGCTCTAACTGGAGCAGGAGCAACTGGTTGAATAGGTGCGGCAGGGACTTTCGGTGACATGCACATTAGTTTTCTGACCTTTCTTTAAGTGTGTTAATAAATTTTACCACATCTCTTTGACCTGCTTTAAAATAGATAGTTTTAGTATCATCTCTTAATTCAGGTGATTGTTCTGGGTAAACTTCGTTTAAAAGTTTGACTAAATCGTTTACCTTTGTGGGTAAAACTAAATCGTCTTTTACGTTTTTCATCTAAAAGAGAAATGTTAGTCCCAAAGACTGCCTGTGACAGTACCTTTGTTGTATTCTGTGGCTCTATTCTCAAAGAAATTAGCGTGTTCTACACCATTTAACACCCAATCTAACCACGATAATGGGTTTTCTTTAACACCATAATTAGGTTTTAAAGATAACTGAAGCAATCTTCTGTCAGCAATATATCTAATATATTGTTTAACTTCGTCTGCTTTTAATCCTCTAATACCACCCATAGAAAATGCTAAATCAATAAACTTATCTTCAAGGTCAACCATATCTCTAGCTGTTTGATAGATACTTGCTTTAAATTTTTCTGTCCAAATATTTGGGTTTTCTTTTATTAAAGTATGAAACAATTTAATCATACTTTCAACATGGTGTGTCTCATCTCTGATACTCCATGTCACTATCTGACACATACCTTTCATTCTTCCATATCTTTGAAAGTTAAGTAGCATTACAAATGACGCAAACAACTGTAAGCCTTCACCAAATGCAGAAAAACAAGCTATCTCTCTAGCTAGTCCTTCAAGTCCTGTACCTTTACTTGTAAATAAATAAGAATGTTTATCAGACATTTCTTTGTATTCTTGAAACGCTTTGTATTCACTATCAGGTAAACCAATAGTATCATTTAATAAAGAATAACTATGTGCATGGTTAGCTTCAGAAGTTGCTATTGCAGACAACATCATTCTAATTTCTGGTGGTTTAAATTTAGGAATATATTTATCAAGATATGCCTGTGCAATATCTACATCTCCCTGTGTAAAGAATTTTAATATTTGTCCTATTAAATTTTTTTCTTCTGCACTTAATCTTTCATTCCAATCTCTAACATCTTCATGTAATGGTACTTCACTTGGTAGCCAGTGCATTTTTTGTTGCATGTCATAACTTGCGAAAGCCCAATCGTATTCAAAGGGTTTGTAGTATGGTCTGCTTTTAAATAAACTCATCTTAATAATTCAATCCCTTCTATAATAATAATGATTAATAATTCTACTGCTAGGATAGTATGATACACTGTCCATAGCACTGTTTGTTTTGGTTTTCTTCGTCTTCTTCTACGTCTTGGTTTGTCCATTCCATCAAAGATACTACTGTCGGTCATATTAAAATTACTCCAACAATAAATCCTATAATAAATCCAACTATGTATTCACGATTGTACAGTGACCACACGTTTATTTCTTTTAATATACTTTTCATTTCTTTATATTTTTTTGTCCTATCTCCATATAATTTAGTCCATGACCATGATGTTAACGCTGTTGAATAATGATACACTTTTTCTAATAAATATTTTTCCATTATTCACACGCTAAACAATCTGCTTCTGGTATGATTGTTCTTTCTACTTTTTTTGATACTAACTCTGCACGTTTAATTGCTTCACTTCTACAATAGTACAAAGTTTTTAATTTACGTTTCCATGCTACCATGTGAGTGTCATGTAATTCTTTTATGTTTACATCAGCAGGGACAAATACATTTACTGACTGACCTTGACAAACATATTGTTGCCTATCAGACGCATGTTCTATTATCCATTGTTGGTTTATNTCAATAGCAGTTTTAAAAATATCTTTTTCATAATCTGATAACTCTTTAAGATGTAAGACTGACCCTCTTTGAGAGACAATGGACGACCATATATCATCATTATTTAATCCTTTCTTTTCTAATAATTTTTCTAAATATTTATTTTTAACTAAAAAAGAACCTGACATAGTTTTNTGTACATAAGCATTTGCTCTATAAGGTTCTATTGATGGAGATGTTGTCCCACATATAATAGAAGACGAAGCGTTAGGAGCAATGGCTAACAGGTGTGCATTACGTCTGCCTGTTCCTTCCATGTCTGGTGCTTCACCTCTTTTAATAGCTAGTCTTTCACTCTCTTCTACTGCTTGTTCTTTAATCTTTTTAAATATTTTTAAGTTTAATGATTTAGCTAATGCACCTTCAAAAGGTATGCTCTTGGATTGTAAATAGGCATGAAAACCCATTGCACCTAAACCAATACTTCGTTCTTGTGCCGCACTAAACTTTGCTCTGAACACACTATCTGGTGCATGTTCTATAAAATAAGATAATGCGTTATCTAAAAATCTAACTAAATCAGATATAAATAATCTATCATTTTTCCATTCCTCATATTTTTCTAAATTAACTGAAGACAAACAACACACTGCTGTTCTAGTTTCATTAGTAGGTAAAGTAATTTCTGTACACAAATTAGAATGATGTACTCTTAATCCTAATTTCTTTTGTGTTTCAGGCAATGCGTCATTGATAGTATCTATAAATGAAACATAAGGCTCACCAGTAGCAACTCTTGTCTCTAATATTTTTTGCCACAAATCTCTAGCTGATATAGTACGCACTATTTTTTTAGTATGTGGGTCTATTAAATTCCAACTGTCATCATAAGTTGGTTCAGCTACACATTTTTCAATTAAGTGCATAAATTTATCTGATATATTTATTGCATGGTGAAGGTTTAAACATTTTCTATGTATGTCACCACCACTAGGCTTACGCATTTCTAAAAATTCTATTATTTCTGGGTGTGATATATCCATGTACGCCGCATAACTACCACGTCTTGTTTTACCTTGTGAGAATGCAAGTATCTCACTGTCTACTACATGCAAAAAAGGAATTGAACCTGAAGATTGAGAACCACCTGATGTACTTACACCATCACTTCTAACATCTCCCCAGAAACCACCAATGCCTCCGCCAATAGATGCTAACCAAGCATTCTCTGTGTAGTGTCCTGTTAATCCTTCTCTACTATCACCTACATAATTTAAAAAACAAGAAATAGGCATACCTCTTTTTGTTCCACCATTAGATAAAATAGGCGTAGAAAACATAAACCATAATTTAGAAGCATAGTTATAAATACGTTCAGCCATCTCATCATTATCAGAGAATGCTTTAGCGGCTCTCATAAATCCATCTTGCGGTGAAGTTTCTTCTGGTAATAAATACCTATCTTTTAAAGTAGTCTTACCAAAGTCTGTAAGCAACTCGTCTCTATCATAATCTATCATATATGTGTTATCTCTAAATATCTTTCTCTATCTAATGTTAAGTAATTAATTTCTATTGGTTCAAATTGTTCTAATGCGTCAAACACAGTTTGTTTTCTTAATGTACTACAAGTGTAAACATCTAATTGTACAACAGCAGGTTTGTCTTCGTCCCATGAATGAAAAGCTATGTGTGATGTTTCAATAGCCTGTAAACAAGTAAGACCTCTATTGCCTTCTTTGTCTACATAGACTGCAACTGTATCTCCTAATGGTTTCATGTTTAGTTTCTCAACTAAATTTCTTACCCATTGTTTAATTGTATCTACCTGTACAGGAGGTTTCTTAACTGTAGCACGAATAATAATGTGTTTATGTTCAAGCATCTTTACTTTCTGTCACTGTAGGCTGTGCTTCTTTATCAATAATAAAATCTATGTATTGTTTAGCTTTCTTTAAGTCTTCAATACCTCCCTTAAATCTCCAACGAGAAATGTACTTCACAACATTACCCTCACAGTATGAGAGTTTGTTTTTAGTAATGTAATCTATGGGTTCAATACCACCTTGATTGTAGTGTAATGGTTTCTTTATATTGTCCATAGTTTTACCTTTCCTGTCTTTTTATTGTATTCTCCATGTCTTAAAATGTGTGCAACTCTGGCTTGTTGGAGTGCTTCAGCGTGGGTATAACCTTTTTCTTTGTAGATACCTTTGACAATTTTCCATAGGTCTAAAAGGGTGACATTAGTATATTTCTTAATTAGCTTTTCAGCAGTCTTAATTCCAACACCTTCTATGCCATCATAGCCGTCAGTTTTATCACCCATAATTGTCTGTATCATAAAGTTATAATTAGCTATCTTCTCTGGTATTTGTTCTATGGTAGTACCATCTTGTGACAAATTACATGGGATTGTACGCATGTCTTTATCAATACTTACCAATATTCTCTCTTCATTTAATGCAGGTTCAGTTGCCATTATTCCCATGACATCATCAGCTTCTAAATTGTCCCAAATAATACCATTATGTTTTTTCATAATGTGTTCACGCATAGCATTTAAAACTATTGGTTTACGTTTTTCTTTTCTGTTTGATTTATATGTAGGAAGAACATCTTTTCTAAAATTATTCTTATCTGTAAGTGCTACAACATAATCGTCTGCTGATAAGTTAGCACCTAAATCATCTATCACTGCATCTAATTGTTGAATGCAACTACCTTCATCAGCATGTAATGTCCATAGTCCATCACCCCAATTAGTAGGCTGTTCATTATTAGTAGCAATTTGATAAGCAAGTATGTCTCCATCAATTACTAAAACTCTTTTCTTTTTGTATCTATCACTCATTTAACTATCCTTTCCTGCATAGATTTGCTTAAATTTTTTGGTAAAAATATTTCTGCTAAAGGTACAAGCACAAACTTACTACGCCACCCATCACCACCATTTTTTAATGTCTTGATATATTTTTTAGCCAACCTTTTGATTGTCTTTGTGTCAAATATTAATCTACAATAATCTTTGTCACCATCTGCCAGTATATGACACCAGTAATCAGACGTTGTAGCCATAACACCTGAAGGTTTACCATTACATTCTATTTCAATAGCAATGTTTCCAGTTTTAAACCACCAGTCTCTTTCAGTCTTAACTTCTATTTTATTTTTATCTTTGTCTAATATAGATGCTAGTCTTTGTTCTCTTTCTTGACCATACTTTAGGTCAATATCAAATTTATTATTNTTCAATGTGTTCCACTCCAATCTGTGTGTATTTTGTATTCGCCTGTTAGCGGCACTCTTAATTGGAAGTGTTCACCTGCACGTTTAATACATTCTACTGCTATCTTACCAATGTCTTCAGCGTCTTGTTCTTCACACTCAACTTGTATCTCATCATGTACCCATACAACTTGTTGTGCGTTCTTAAATTTCTTAATCTCTTTGTTAAATTCTACTAACCATCTTTTGCATAAAATTGCTCCGCAACTTTGCAACAATGTGTTAAGTGCTGAATAGCTGTTCCTAACTTTAATTTGTCTTTTATCTAAACCAGTTAAATAACCACGTTCAGCCGCAGACTGCACAGCTTCTATAAGTTTATGTAATGCAGGTAAGTTATTTAAAAATCTTTTCTTAATCTTTCCTGCTTCTTTAAATGGCTTACCTATTACTTCAGCAATCTTTTTCACTGAACCACCATATAAAAAACAATAATAAAAACGCTTTGCTAAATCTCTACTGTCTAACCCTGCAAGTTTCTGTGTTTCTGTGTGTATGTCACCTTCAAGTGCAACTTTAGTGTATGCACCATTGTCAAA